TGGCGCAACCACGACTCAAGCGTTTACCGCTGCCGACACTGACGACCCGTCAGTTTGGGCCGCTGAAATTGCTGAAGCTGCAGCAACAATTCTCACTTCGTCAAATGGCAACTTGCCGACTCACTTATTTGTGGCTCCCGGAATTTGGCAAGATTTAATTGCTTTGTCGGATTCGAGCAAGCGTCCGTTATTCCCACAGATCGGACCGATGAACGCATTTGGTAATCTTGCACCCGGTCAAGTCAACGGAAACGCCTTCGGGTTGTCCGTTGTAGTTGACCGCAACTTTGCCAGTGGAGTTTGTATCGTCGGCGACGCATCTGGTTACGAACTGTTTGAACAGCAAAAGGGCGCTATCTCGTTGGACAACCCGTCCACCTTGAGCCGCACCATTGCGTTCCGTGGCTACTTCGCCGCCTTGATGATTGACTCAAGCAAGTTCGTCAAGTTCACGTTCGCCTGATCCGACTGACTAAGTAGAGAGACTGCACCATGGCCACATTTAGCGTGACGCATCACCAGCGTCTAGACGATGTTGCTGTGGTGCAGACCCTTGAAACAACCGACATAACAGTTGGTCAGACAATCACACTGACAGGACTAGGTCACGGTCTCAACGGCACGCACATTGTTATCGCTGTACCGGTCAACTTGTTTGCTGGCGTTAACGAAGCAGGCGACCTGCTGTACAACGAAAACGAAATCATTGTTAACCAGTTAATGTTTCAAGATGTTGGCGACGATCTAGAACGATCAGCTGCCGATCCGTTTGGAACTTTGACATGGACTTTGACTTGTACATGGCTGTCATCAACTGCGCCAGTAATTGAGTTTCTTGGGATCTCGTCGGCCACGGCAAATGACACCGCGTTCCTCACGACTTGTGTTGCAGCTGCAAACTCCTGGTGTTTCAGGCGTCGCGTGCAGGCTGGTTACCACGACAGTCTCACGACCGTCCCTGACAGTTCAGTGCTGTTAGGAACCACGCTTTACGCCGCAGGGCTTTACCGTGAACGCGGGACCACTGGAGACAGTTACGCGTCGTTTGGTGACATGACAGGACCACCGCTCATGACCTTGGGTCGAGTCAACCAGTTGCTCGGCATTAAACGATCGCAGTGTGCATGAAATGGCAGGCATCTTCACGGACGCGATTGATGCTGTCTCAGCAACGATCACGGCTCTCGGACTTAAGCCTGTCACTGATCCTCGCAACGCTCGACCGCTTACTGTATTTATTGAGTTACCTGTTTTCACTGCGTTCAATAACCAAACAGCGGACATCACGATTGATCTCCGAGTGTTGGGCGCGCCACCCGGCAACAGCGACTCTACGACGTACATACTCGGAATCGTTGATGAACTGATGAACTCTTCTCTTGCAGTTGTATCTGGACGGCCCTCACTTGCTCAGATCGGATCGCAAGATCTACCCGCTTACGACCTCACAATTAGAATCGGCTCAAGCCGCAGATAAAAGGACAAACAATGCCCACAACTTACCTATCAAACCCAACCGTCAATGTCACTAGCCCGTCAGCAATCGCGCTCACTTCAAATTGCAGTGCAGCGGTTTTGACTTTGACCGCCGAGGCTTTGGAAAATACGAGTTTCGGTCAGACTTCCCGCACCTACACGGCTGGGTTGTTCAGTAATGAATTGACCCTGACCTTGTTCCAAGGTTACGGAACGACTGAAGTGGAGACCTACTTGAACAGTTTGTTCGGTGTCGCTTCAACAATCGTTGTTAGCCCATCTGGAACAACTGAATCCGCTTCGAATCCTGAATACACGCTTACTGGTTGCTACCTTGAAACCGTGACACCGATTAACGCAACTGTCGGCGAACTGTCAGTCGTTGAGGCCGTGTTTAAAGGTGGCACTTATGCACGCGACATCACCGCACCGTAATCCGTAAACTGATCCAATCCCGACTAGGAGAACCATGAAATTAACACTTAGCGTCCGACTCACCGATGGTGAGACTTACCGAGTAATCACGAACCTGTTTGTGATCATTTCGTGGGAGCGTAAATTCAAACGACGAGCATCAGATCTGAGCAATGGGATCGGGATGGAAGACCTAGCGTTCATGGCTTACGAGGCCAGCAAACAACAAGGTCACCCGGTCCCAGTCTCATTTGATGAGTTCGTTAAGAAGTTAGAAGATCTAGAAGTTGTGGAGACTGAATCCGCAGTCCCTACGCAGGAGGCCACCGACGTCAGCTAGCAGCTCTGCTAGTTGAGACTGGGTTCTGGCCTCCACAAATAACATTCGAGACAGACGATTTGGCAACTTGTGTGCAGATCATCAACGAGCAGAGAAAGAAAACCTAATGGCTGCAGATGTGAGACTTGATACTTACGGTCTGCAAGACGCATTGAAGAAGATGCAGAAGATCAATCCTGCTATTCGTCGCACTCTGCTTAAAGACACAAAAGTTGCGGCTCAGCCTTTGGTGGATCTGATCAACAGTCGAATCCCAACGACACCACCGTTAAGCGGGATGAATCACAACGGTCGCACCGGGTGGAAGAACGCCAAGAAGGTACAGATCTCGTTAAACACTCGCAAGCCTCGCAAGGGTTCAGCGACTGCTGGCGCTGAACAGATTGCAGTGGTTCGTGTGGTCACTAAGGGCGCTCCTGTAGCGATTACGGACATGGCTGGTCGTGCTGGTGGCACTAAGTCGCGCCGAGAGTCAAAGTATCGCCGACCTAATTTTGCGTCAGCTCTTCAGGGTGAACCGTCGCGCTATATGTGGAAAGACATAGATCAGATGGTTGCCGAAACTGAACGGGCTTTAAAGCCGATAATTGACCAGTTTATGGTTGATGCACAAAGAGAGTTTAACTGATGGCTATTAACCTCCCGATCATTTCTGAGTGGAATCCCAAAGGCATAGATAAAGCAATTGCCGACTTTAAGAAACTTGAAACCAACGGTCAGAAAGCCTCGTTTGCTATTAAGAAAGCAGCGGTCCCTGCTGGACTCGCTATTGCAGCTCTTGGCGCTGTCGCTTTTGATGCTGTCAAAGCATTCGCCGAAGATGATGCTGCAGCCCAAAAACTTGGCACGACTCTCAAGAATGTCACCAACTCAACCGATGCACAGATCTCAGCAGTTGAGGAGTTCATCACAAAGACTTCAATCGCTGCAGCAGTCACAGACGACGAACTTCGCCCAGCACTTGACAAACTGGTTCGAGGCACAGGAGATGTCACCCGAGCCCAAGACCTGCTTAACCTTGCGCTAGACGTCTCAACAGGTACAGGAAAAGACTTGGGTGCAGTTTCCGACGCGTTAAGTAAGGCCTACAACGGCAATTTTACAGCACTCAAAAAACTAGACCCAGCACTTGCCTCACTGATAGAAGAAGGCGGAGACGTTGACGAAATCTTCGGTCGTCTCGCCGGCACATTTAAGAATCAAGCCTCTACAGCTGCAAAAACGACTCAGGGCAGGATGAAGAGTCTGTCTATTCAGATGGGCGAGTTTAAGGAATCTGTCGGTGCAGCTGTCGCTCCTCTCCTAGAGAAGCTGCTTCCAGCGTTCACGTCTCTCGGCAATTTCACTCGAAACAACACAGGACTCGTCGTCGCTTTTGGTGCTGCTTTTGTTGTACTTGCCACGACTGTTCTCGCAGTTAACGCAGCGATGAAAGCGTACGCAGCCATTCAGGCCATCGTCACCGTCGCCACAAATGTCCTGACCGCATCCACCTATGCATTGTGGACTGCCACAGGTGTCGCAGTCATCATCGCCATCATCGCAGCACTGGTCGCGCTACAAGTCAAGTTTGACATCTTCGGCAAAACCGTCAACGCAGTCAAAACAGTATTCACTCAGCTCTGGGATGTTGCTCGCTTTGTCTTCGGTGCAATCAAGCAAGGGTTCAGCGAACTCAAAGACCTAGGTGCTTCAATCTTTGATGGCATTAGCGGAGCGTTTAAGGGAGTCATCAACGCAGTAATCGGAGGACTTGAAGGAGGCTTAAATGCTGCCATCAAAGGCTTGAACACAGTCCTAGACGGTATTGACGCCGCAGCTGGACCGTTCGTAAACTTCGGCACTATTCCAAAAGTTAACTTACCTCGACTAGCTGAGGGAGGAATCGTGACAGCTCCGACGATCGCCATGATCGGAGAAAAAGGTCCAGAGGCCATCATTCCCCTTAATCGTGCCGGCGGAATGGGCATGGGCATGGGTGGCAATACGATCACAGTAAATGTCAACGGCGGAGATCCGAACGCAATCGTCAGAGCTTTACAGCAGTACACACGGAACACAGGTCCGCTACCAGTTGGTATTCAATGAGTTCCGAAAATTGGAAGTTTTATATCGAATACTGGGACCCTTGGCCTACCATAAGTAATTTTGAGTATGTCGGAAAGATTCTTTCATTCTCTGGTGATGTTGCAAGAAAATACTATTTAGATCAGTACAA